AGGTATATCAATTGATGCTTATGGAATTAATGGTCCTCAAATATTAATGAGAAGAGCAAGAGGAATTCCAACTGGTCTTTCTGGAGTTTTAAAAGATGATGTTTTATTTAATTTGCAAGGAAGAGGTTATATTTCTGGATTAAATCAATACTCATCAAATAGTAGAGCTGCAATAAGATTATTAGCAGCAGAAGATTGGGTAGTTAGACAAGGTTATACTGGTCAAGGAACTTATATTTTATTTAGAACAACTAATGTTGGTAGTGGTTTAGCGATGGATAAAGTAATAATTGGAACAGATGGAATTAAGCTTCTAGATGGAAATATTTACTTTAATAATGGTGGATATATAAATCTTTCAAATGCAGGAGGAAGTATTAATGCATCAAATTATGGTGGTAATATTTATACATATGGTTCAGACATTATTAATATTGGAGGATCTATTAATACTTATGGAGCACAAGGTGCTCCAGGAGGAAATATTTATACATATGCTGGACTAAATATTTCTGGAGGAAGCATAAATCTTTCACAAAATAGTGGAGCAAATTTTTCAATTCAAACAGCAAATTTACCAGCAACTGAAAATAATGGTTCAATTTATAACAAAGTAAATGATAATTTATATATAAGAAAAAATAACGCTTGGGAAAAAGTAATAACAGATCAATTTAATCCTGTTTATACTACTGGAAATCAAACAATTAATGGAACTAAAAATTTTACTACTAGGCCAACAGTAAATGGAAGTGGAGTTTTATTAAATGGAGAAGTTATTAATAAATCTAATTATTTTATATTAAATTTTGGACATACTAGTGATCAACCAAGTGCATCTTCGCATAACTATTTTGCGCCACATAACTTAGGCTTTAATGCGTCTGGACCAAATAGAAGATATATCCAAATTTTAGAAACAGGTATAGCAAGAAAAGCTTCATGGCAACATATAGCTGGAACTGCGTTGATTTCGCCAACTTTAAATTGTACTGGATATTTTATTAATACATCTACTATACCACCTCAAACTGGGGTAATAAGCACAGGTATATTAAGTAACAATATTAATATTCCCAATAATTTCACTGGAATGATAACTCCACCAGTAACTATAAACGCTGGAGATTATGTAGTTTGTTCATTATTTACGCCCGCTTTTACTCCTAGTTTTTCTGGAGTAAGGGATACAGTTAATATATATTGTTATTATTAATATAAAATTAACTTGAAATTAATATTATATCTTATTCTTATAATAAGATGTCTGAAAAGCAAGTATTTTTTATTTCTGGCCTTCCTAGATCAGGCTCTACATTACTTTGTAATATTTTAGCTCAAAATCCAGAATTTTTTGTTACTAAAAAATGTATTGAAAGGATCTTTATCAACTTTACTTTAAATTATTATATTTAAAGTGTAATTTAAAGTATGATTATAAATACCGTCACATCTATCGCTCAAGAAATATATGAAGAAATGGGCGAACCAAGCGATTTTAGCATCGCCTCAATTGCCGCATGGGTAAGAAGAAATATAGGAGGATTAGCTAATTTATTAAATACAGATTACGAAATAAATAGTACTACTTTAGAAATTAGTCCAAATTTATCTGATATAGAAAAATATATATTTAAAAAAATGTATTCTGTATATTTTTTTGATCTTAAAATTAAAAGTACTGGCAGTTTAGCGATCACAGATTACGTTTCTATAAAAGATGATATTGCTAATGTTCAAAAATTAAATAAAAATGAAGTATTAAGAAATTTTTATAATATCCGTAAACAAGAATACGATGAACTTCAAAACTTGGCTTCTGATTATCTTAGATATATTGTTACTCCATTACAAGTTGCTGGGGATGATATTATCTTTGGGAATTATAAAGCGGATAGAAGTGCTTTATATAATATTAGAACAATTTACTATGCAGATTAGATATGAGTTATATTCCATCAGATATAGCGGCAGGATTTTCTAATGAATATGATCAGTTTTTTGATTATTTTTCAAGAGAATTTATAGTACATAAAGAACCAATCCAAGTAATTAATCAAGTTCAAAATACAACTTTATATGGTTATGGAGAATCTTCGGACTCTATAAATTATAGTTATATTCCAGTAACGGGAATATATAAAGGGAGAATATATTACAATAATTCTAGAGATGTTGATTCCGTTAATAGTGAGTTAAAATTAATATTTGCAAGAGGAGATGTAACATTAAAAGTTAAACAACCAGCAAGAGATTTCATTGCAGAAGGAAGAACGTTAAAAATAGAATTTGATGGAAAATCTTGGAATGTTATTACCGAAGATATTATTAAAACATATCTTGATAAAAAATATTATGTATATGGATTAGAACAGGCAAAATAATATGGCTTCTAAAATTAATTATAATCAAATAAAAAAAGAACTATCAAGTAGTTATAAAAAAGCAATTCAGCGAGATGGATTAATTTTAGCTAAGCAAATTTTAGAAGAAAGTAAATCTAAATATGTAGAAGAAATCGAAAATCATCCAGTATCTAAAGAATTAAACGAGGGACCAGAAGGAGAAAATTTAAGTGACACACTTGCGGGAAAAGAAAATTTATTTGCTTTTATTGGTTTCGATATTAATAGAAGGCCTGTTAAAGAATTAACAGATCTAGTTAAAAATAATACATTTTTAGAAAAAAAAATGATTTTTGATGAACAAAAACTTGAATTAAAATTCAACGTTAATACTCCTTCTTTGGATGAAATAAAAATGGTGACGCCTTTGCCATTCGAAGGAGGGGTAAGTTGGGTTAAGGGAATTGAAGATGGCATATCAGGATTTGGATATTATGTTTATGGTAAATTTTTTAAAAATAGCAGATCTAAAAAAGGAATACAATCAAAAAATAAAGTTAGATCTCTCGCTTATAGACCAGTAAAATATATGAGTGAATTATATAATCAATTTATTAAAGGTTTAAAATAACATGCTCCCACAATACGATAATATTTTGATGACTAGTATGCTTTTTTGGTTAGATAATAAAATTTTAACTAAAGGTCAAGGGTATACAAATTTTCAAAGTGCCTTTTATCCTGTGCAGAATATGTATCATGGTTTTTATACATATGGCGCGCCATTCAAACAAATGGTTATTGATTGTTCTGTCCCTGGAGCCAATATAATTAGTGGAGTATATATAAATGGAACTTTTACAGTGCCTGGAGAATCAAATTTAACTGGTATAAATGCCCAAGAAGGGCAATTGTATTTTACATCTCCAATTAATAATCCAACTATAACATTAAGTGGAAATTACGCTGTAAAAGATTTTAATATATATTTAACTAGTAAGCCTGAAGAATTTTTATTATTTGAAACTGCTTATCAAATTAATCCAAAAACATATCAAAATCCAACTGGATTAGCCTATAATTCTGATACTTATCCTATTATATATTTAAAATATCAAGGAGGGAAAAATAAACCTCTTGCATTTGGAGGAATGGATCAAACTATAAGTAATGTAAGAGCAATTATTCTAGCGGATAGTGTTTTTGCTCTTGATGCGGTAACTAGTATAATTAAAGATACTGTAAGAGAAAATATCCCATTATTATATCAAGAAGATATGCCTTTTAATTCTTTAGGAAGCGTTTCTGATCCAGAGGGATCTTTTAATTACATAAAACATGTATCTAGCAAAATACCAGATTATGATTATTCTTATATTAATGATGTAAATGTCAGTAAAACAGATACAAGATTATTGCAAGGAACAAATAGTCTAAACCGTCAAGTATATTCGGCATTTATTGATTTTGAAATAATTAAAAATAGATATCCAAGGAGCTAAAAATAAGTGTAATACCAATAAATGGAGAATAAATAATATGCCAAGAAATAGAATAATTTATCAATCTGAAGGTTTATATGCTGGCCCATCACCAGCAACTGGTTTTCATTTCACTCTAGTAAATGGTACAAAAACAAATGATGAAAATGCCGCAAACGGATGGCCAGCAGCAAGTGGAAATTTAGTAAAACAACTTCAAAGAATTCAAACTGCGAATTATAGTTTTAAAGTAGATCGTACTGATCTAAATCAATTTGGTCAACTCGCCGCAGTTGATCGTGTTATATTAAATAACCCAACAGTCGCTCTTGATTTTAGTTATATTTTAGCTAATTTAGCTAATGAAAATAATTTAGGATTTACAATTTCAACTTCTGGAAGTCCAAGCGAAGTTTCTGCAATATCTGGATTTTTAAATGGTACTCAAGACGAAAGAAATTATTTTATTCGTACTGTACCAGAAGGCAATGATGCTATATTATATACAGACGCAACATCTGGAAGCAATGGTGTTATTGGAATTGGCAATGGATTTATTAGTTCATATTCAACAGAAGCATCTGTTGGTAATTTCCCAACAGTAACAGTTAACGTTGAAGGATTAAATATGAATTTCCAAAAAGGATTAAGCGGAAATTATGTTCCAGCTATAAATCCAGCAAATGGAAATGTCGTTTCATGCTTTTATCAATTACCAAATGCAGTCTCAAATATGGGAACAAGTACTGCTAGTGGGATCACCGCTCTTCGCCCAGGAGATATTACGTTGTCAATTCCTCAAATATCTGGCGGAGGAGTTGATACAACAACTATGAACGTTCAAAGTTATAATTTAAGTTTTGATTTAGGTCGTACACCAATTCAAAAACTAGGAAATAGATTTGCATTTAGTAGGCCTATCGATTTCCCATTAGCTGTTAATTTAAAAGTTGATGCGCAAGTTACAGATATGACTGCTGGAAATTTAGCAGACTTACTATGTGATGATTCTACGACTTATACCCCAACAATTACTATTAAAGAGCCAACATGTAATGCAGCAGCTCAACGAACTATTGCTCAATTCAAATTAAAAGGAGCAAAACTAGACACTCAAGAATTTAGTTCTGATATTGGATCTAACAAAACAGTAACCTTGACATTTAGTTCTCAAGTTGCAGGCCCACAAGATACTCTTCGCGGAGTATACATAAGTGGAATGGTTTAATATATAAGAAATATTATTAAATAAAATAGCCCCCGCAAATGCGGGGGTTATTTTTTAGTGTAATGTATTTTAGGTTAAAGGTTAAAATAAAGGTAAAAAGATTATGGAAAATGATCCTATAAAAGATATTACTCTTTTTCAAATAAAGAGAAAAATTACAAATATATATAAAAATTTCTTTTTTATTCTTGAAGATTTAAGTGATTCTGGTTATAATATAAATGATGAAATTTATCAAAAAATACGTAAAAGAGTACTTGATAATGCAAATGATGCAATAAGAGAAATAGAAGAGAATTTTAGTAAATTAAATATAACTTTCAAATGAAAACTAAAAAAATAAATTATAATTTTAGCGTAGATCAAATAATTGAAGGAAATCTTTCTGTTCAAAGTATACAAAAAACCTTAAAAGACAATTTTGGGATATTAAAGCCAAGTTTAACTATTTTCAAAAATCCTAATTTTATTAGAAATTATAAGAATTGGGATGAAGTCAAAAAACATCAATTTATTAAAACAATTGGTGGTATAGTTTATTATGGGAAAATAAAAAAATATATAAATAATATAATTGAAATTAATGGAGAAAAAATATGAAAACAATGTTTGAATTTGATGTCTACCATGAGAAAGAAATAGAAAAAGTAGATGTTTCTACTAATGAAAAAGGAGAAGAGGTTAAGGTGACTTCTAAAGTTAAGAGCACTGTTCCAATAAAACTTGCTATTAAAAAACCAACCCGTAGTTTATTTGATGAAGCAGAGCTTTTCTATGGAGTTAGATTGTCTGAAGGTATCAAAGCTGGACTTTTGACTCGCGCGTTATTAGCTAAAAGATTTAATAATGATGGAGGGGTCTTAAGCGAAGAAGAGCAAAAAGAATATAATGATCTTTATAATAATTTTTTGACTTTACAGGTCGATTTTCAAAAATTATCTTTAAAACAAGAATCTTTAAGGACAGAAGAAGAAAAGTCTGAATTAAGTCAGATTATCGAAAAAATGACAGAGACTAGAGAAATGATTCAAAAATATGAAATGGCTCAAGCGAATCTATTTGAACAAACTGCAGAAAATAGAGCTAGAAATAAAACTATTATGTGGTGGGTGCTCCAACTTAGTTTGATAGAGGGAGAAAATAAAAAACTTAAAGAACTTTTTGGAGAAGGATCTTATGAAGAGAAATTGCAAAAATATGATGAAATTGAAGAATCTGAAATGGGTATTGAAAAAATTGCATTGCAAAAACTATTGTATTTAATTAGTTTTTGGTATATAGGTAGAGCTGCAACTCAAGAAGAATTCTCTAAGCTTCTTGAGGCTATTAATAAAGATAATAAAAAATTGGAGAAATAATGATTGGAAACTATAGATAAAAATATAATAAGATTATTATTCGTTGATATTCTAAAAGGATATACAGAATCATACTACAAAAATAATAAAATCTATTTTAAGCATAATACAAGTTTTGATTCTGGAGATATAGATTCAAAGAAGCAAGATTTCATTAAAAAAGCTAAAGAAAATGGTTTACCGACCGAAGAAGAGAAAGAAATATATTTAATATCTGAAAAGCTTTGGTCAAATGAAGAGAATGAAAAAATTAAAAATATAAAATCATACATATCAAATCTAAAAACTACAAAATCAAAATTACTTAGAAATGAAGAAATCAAAGCGATTAACCAACAAATTAATGATGAAAATTTTAAATTAATTGAATTAATTTCTGAGAAAAAAGAATTGTTGGGTTTTACTGTCGAAGACTATGCTAATAAAAAAATTAATGAATATTATATGTATAATTCTTTATTTAGAGATAAAAATTTAAATGAAAGATATTTTTCTGAAGATGAATTTGATGAATTGGAAAATAAAGATATATCTGAAATTATAGAAATATATAATAATGTAAATAAAAAATTTTCTGAAAAAAATCTTAAAAAAGTAGCCCTATCATCTTTTTATCTTAGTCTTTATAATTTATGCGAAGATAGTCCATATTATTTATATGGTAAACCTATAATATATCTTACATTTTATCAAATTGAAGTTTTTAGTTATTCAAGATATTTTAAAAATGCATTATCCGAAGCTAAACATAAACCAATTGATGAATTATATGAAGATCCAGAAAAACTAATTGATTGGCTTGAAAGTAGTAAAAATGCAGAAGAAGTGCTTAATAAAACAGAAATTAAAGATAGTAAAAATTCTGAGGGAGTTATTGGAACATCAATTGTCGGTGCAAAAAAAGAAGATCTTGCTAAAATTGGAGCAGATGAAAAGTGTCTAAGTTTACATGGTGAAGCTATTAAAAAGGGTGGAAATTTAACCATGGAAGATTTGATGAAATTGCATGGTATAAAATAGTAAAACTATCATAATTAAGTATATTTTGTGTAATTTATTGTAGTAAAGGAATAAGGCATGGCAAGGACCTCGGCTACAATTTCAGTAGGTGCAGATACAAGGCAGCTTGAAAGAGATATTCAAAGCGCTTTATCGCGCGATTTTAAATTCAAAGGATTAAATGAAAAAGCATTTACCCAACCATTAGGTAGAATCACTGGGGCAGCAAATGAATTCCAAAAATCATTGGATGCATCTAATGCTAGAGTTATTGCCTTCGGAGCTAGCGCAGGTTTAATATATTCTGTAGAAAAAGCTTTTTCATCTTTAGTTAAAAGTACGATTGATGTTCAAAAATCTTTAACAGATATTAATGTTATATTAAATGTTAGTAATAAAACGCTTCAAAATTTTGGTAGTCAACTATTTAATATTGCTAAAAATACTGCTCAGTCTTTTGATACTGTGGCGCAAGCTGCTACAGAATTTTCTCGTCAAGGTTTAGGCGTAGAAGAAACTTTAAAAAGAACTAGAGATGCTTTAATTTTAACTCGTCTTAGCGGTTTAGATACAGTTAGTGCGGTAGAAGCGCTAACTGCTACAATTAATAGTTTCAGTGATGCAGCTCTAGATTCTAGTATTATTATTAATAAATTAGCTAATGTTGACGCAGCATTTGCTGTAAGTTCTGCAGATCTTGCAGAAGCTATTAAAAGAGTCGGAAGTTCAGCTCAAGATGTAGGTGTAGATTTTGATCAATTACTTGCTATAGTTACAAGCGTACAACAAACAACCGCGAGAGGTGGAGCGGTTATTGGAAATTCTTTAAAAACAATATTTACTAGAATTCAAAGAACGGAAACGCTTGATCAATTAGAAAGATTGGGGATTGAAGTAAGAACCTTAGAAGGAAATACATTACCGGCTATTAAAATTTTATCTAATCTTGCCGGAACATTTAGCAATTTAAGTGATTCTCAGCGAGCTCAAGTCGCAGAAACTGTCGGCGGTGTTTTCCAAATAAATATTTTAAAAGCAGCCTTGAGCGACTTACAAAAAGAATATTCTGTTTATAGTAACGCTTTACGAACCGCTTCTGGAGCAACGGATGAAGCTATACAAAGAAATGAAGCTTTAAATCAAACTCTTTCGTCATTAATAAATAAAACATTCACTAATCTTACAAAAATAGGATCAGATATAGGAAGAATTACTTTTCAACCAACTTTTGAAAATTTATTAAAAACTTTAAATAAAGGATTAGAGAATATAGACGTAGAAAGTCAAAGTACTGGGGGCAAAATTGCTAAAGGAATTTTAGAAGGCATAGGAAACTTTATAAGTGGTCCAGGAGTTATTTTAGCAACAGCTGTTTTAGGAAAACTTGTAATTAACTTAGGTAAATTTGCTAGTCAGTCTTTACAGGCACTTTTGAATTTAAATACTCAGTCAGAGCAAAGAGCTCAAATACAATCTAAGATAAATCAAGTTTTATCTCAAGAACCTCAATTAGTTGCAGCAATATATAATAAACAAATTAGCGTTTTAGATGTAGAAAATAAAATTTTAGGAATTATTCGTCAACAAACATTAGAGAGAGAAAGAGCTGCGGCTATTTCAACAACTATTGCTGGAAGTTTAATAGGTAAGGGGGTAACTACAAAAGGCGGAGCATTAAGGGCTAAAAGTGCTGGATTTATTCCAAATTTTTCAATAGATGAAATTTTTGGTGCATTAGCTGGTGGATACACTCCAGGAAATATTAGAAAGATGAACATGCCTGGAGAAGGAACGATTACTTACAATAGTGCAGAAAAAGTTAAAAAATTTCCAGGATTATCTCAGCCCGCAATCATGCCTCCTAGCCAAAGCGAAGCAGGAAAAAACTATAAAAATAAATTTAATTCAATATATGGATTTAATCCTTATGCTTCAAATGGATTTATTCCTAATTTTTCAGCTATTTCATTAATTAATGAAACTATGAAAGGAAGGGTCACTCAAAGAGAAGCTTTAACTCTTTTAAAGACAGAAGAAGAAAGATCTAAATATATACGAGGATTAAAAAATGCGAAGATAATAGAAGAGTTACCTCCTGCAACATATTTAGCAGATAAACTTGGCGTAGTCGGTGTCGCAGGATCAAAAGGGCCATTTACTGTAAGTACCCAATTTAAAAATTTAGGATATCCAAATGATCCAAGATCGGTAGAATTTATTGGTATACAAGGTAGAACTCTAGATGATTTAAAAAGCTCTAAAATAAGAGATGAAAATAAATTTTCAACAAGAATAAATGGTTTATTCGCAAAACCTTTAATTAACTTGGCGACCGAAATATTTGGTAATGTTGATCCGGATCCAAAATTTCTTAATTTACTACAAAATTCTACAAGAAAAAATATTAATTTATTTCCAAAAGGGACAGAAGGTTCTATATTCGAAGCTGCTGTAAATTTAGGAGTAAAAAAAGGAGCCGGAGCATTAGAGCAAGCATTTAATCAAGATACTTATCAAAAACCATTTGATTTTGAAGAAGCTTCAAGCCCGTCTCAACAATTCAATGCAGGATTTGCATTTAATCCATTTGTAGTTAAAGCAGACGCAAAAAGGATTGTAAATTCAGATTCAGCTAGAGAAATAATTTCAAAAGCCTATAATGCAGGAATTCCAGGGTTACCAAAACCAATAACTAAGAAATTAGCTTCGCAAGGATTTATACCTAATTTTACAGCATTAGATGAAGCAATTGATAGGGAATTATCCGGAGGAACTCCTTCTTCAAGAATAAGAATAGGTAAAGACGCGAGATTAACATCAACTTATAATCCATTAGGTCTTGGAGTATATAATACAAAAGATGAACCTTTAGGATTATCTCAGGGAATATCAAGATATGGTTCTTCTAGTAAAGCCAAATCTGCAGGAGCATCTAAAGGATTTATTCCTAATTTTATTGTACCTGCAATAGCCGCAGGAGTATTAGAAAGCGCTACTATTCGTTACGTTTTAACTGCTGTAGCGGGGCAAATAATACAAGCATTTTTATCTAAAATGTCAGAAAAAGTTGAAGATGAAAAAACCAAAAAAACTTTAAATGTCGCTGGAACAGTTGCCGGAACAGCTTTAGGATTCGGTGGATTAGGTGGTAAGAAAGGTTTCGCTGCAGCTGCAGTCACAGGATTAATTTTAGGATTAATAAATAATATTGATGGTTTAAGTGCTTCTCAAAAGGAAGCGATTGCAGAGTCAGAAAATAGCAGAGATAGTTTATCTGAATTTTCTGCTGCAATGAGTACATATCAATCAAGTATTGATAAATTAAACAATTCTACTCTTACTGATATAGAAAGAGCAAGAGTTACGGCTGAAAAAGAAGACGCTTTGATAAATATTTTCAAAGAAGTTCCAGATCAATTTCAGGCAGGCTTAAGAGACGCAATTGAATCTGGAGATATTCCTAGAATGAATGAAGAGTTGGCTAAAGTTCAAGCCGCATTACAAAGTAATGCTTCAAATACGGAAAATTTATCTAAAATTTTAGAATTAACTAAAAATGGATTAACTACTTCAGAAATAGAAAATCTAGCAAAAAATTTAACATCTTTAAAAAATGTTTCTGGTGCTTCATTAGCTATACAAGTAAGACAAAATCCACAAATGTTAGAAAACTTTAAAAAAGAAATAGGCCAAGCATATGTAGGTTCAGATATATTAAGTGATCCAAAAAGATTTGACGCAGCATTAAAAGCAGCCGTAGATGAAAGATTTACTAAAAGAGACTCAAAAACTGGTGAAATCGGATATTATACGCCACCAGAAGAAAGAAGTCAAGAAGAAGTGAAAAGAGTTACTCAAGAAGAATTCAATAAATTAATGACTGGTAAACAGACTAGAATAGAAGCTGGAACTAGAAGAAATATAATTAATGCAACTAGTAAATTTTTAGAAGCTGGAAATATCCCACAAGAGGCAATTAAAAAAATAACTAATGAATTAGAAACTGTACCATTTGATCAATTGGGAGCAAGCGTCGGATCAATTATTAAATTATTAGAATCACTAGGGTTTAAAATTGGACAAACCGCAAAACAAGCAGAAGAAAGTATAAAATATACTAGAGAAGATCTTTTACGACGCGCAGAACAGGCTGGAGATGTTTCGGCAAGTAGCGCGGCGTTAGAGAAATTTCAAAATAATTTAGATCCAAAATCATTACAAGAATTTAGTCGTACAGTTTTAGATACAGATAAAACCTTAAATGCAAATAGAATAACTACAGGGAAAATATTAGATTTACAAACTGGACTAAGAACTCAAATATTAAATGAAACAGAAAGAAGAAGTGCTGAAGCGCAATACATTCAAAAAGTTAATCAATTATTGTCTGAAACGGGAGGAGATCTTGACAAGTTTTCTAAAGCTTTAGAGGGCTCTGAACAAGCAATTGTATTAGAATCTCAACGTCGTAGAGGATTAATATTTGCAGAAGACTATAGGGCAGGAAGACAAAACGCAAGAGAATCTAAAATACTGGGTGGTACTGCTAAAATTGAAGATTTTGGCGCAGCATTTTTTGACGAATTCGATTATAGAAGAGAAGACGCATTTCGCGAAGCTCAATTAGGAGCAAAAGAAACTGCAAGAACAATGAAAACAGAATTTAATTCTGCATTCCTTGATTTTGCTCAAGGTACAACTACGGCTGGAGAGGCTTTCCAAAGATTTGCGCTTAATATATCTAATAAGATACAACAACTAGCTTTAGAATTTAGTACTAATTTAATATTTGGACAACTTTTTGGTAGCACAAGCGCTTTTGGTGGTGCTGGTATTTTTGGTGGTTTATTTGGCAAGTCAAAAGGTGGATTAATAAAGGGTTATTCATCAGGAGGATTTGTAGCGGGTGGGTCAGGAGTTAAAGATGATGTTCCTGCGATGTTAAGTGCTGGAGAATATGTTATAAGAAAAAATTCAGTTAAAAAATATGGCTCAGAATATTTACAAATGCTAAATGAAGGCAAATTACAGAAGAGATTTTTTGGCGGAGCTCTTACTTCCCTACTTTCAGATCCTCGAGTAGCAACAAGTCTTAAAATAACTGGTGGACCAACTCCACAATCACCAAGAGCCCTTGCATTTGCAGGCGCCGCAGAAAAAATTCAGAATCCTATAGCAAAAATAGCTATGCTGACTCTTGCTTCACATCCAATATTTAACTCAAACTTTTCTACACCATCGCCATCCGTCAATCTTTCAAGTGCTCAAAATACAGCATCTTTAGGTACTTCGCTGAGTTCTATTAAAAATAATGACAATAGTCGTTATGAATCTCTTTTTAGACATGGAGGAAAAGTTCAAAAATTAGCTTCAGGAGGAGAATTAGATTATCTTGGTAAAAATTCTTTTGAAGCAGAAGGATTTGAGCCAATATATATAAAAGAAACTGGGCAAACTCTTTATATGCCAAAAGGAGGAAATTTAGCGGCAGATTCTAATTTAAGTTTAAGAGCTCTTTTGGATTCTTCTAATCCAAGAAATGAAGTCAGAAAAGAAATGGAGCAAATTTATAATAACAGAATTAATAAAATTAATGATTATCTAGCTTACGTAGAAGATGTTCGTGATGCAAATGAAAAAGCTTATGAAGAAAATCAAAGAGTAAATAAAGAAATTCGTGATCAATATAATAAGCAAAAAAAACAATCTATTATGGCTGGCTTTCTTCAAGCTGGCATGGGATTGGCAGGAATAGGATTATCATTTTTACCAGGAGGAGCAGGAAGCCAAGCTTTAAGTCAATCAAAATATGGCTCTTCTGCTGCATTAGGAGGTGGCGCTGCTTCTAGAGCAAATTATCTTAAATCTGCACCATTGCGTTATAGTGCTCCAACTCCAAGAGCTCCAATGCCAAGAGCAATGGGAGGATATATTTCAAAATTTGCAAATGGAGGACAGAGTTATAAAGACGATGTTCCAGCTTTATTAATGGGTGGAGAATTTGTAGTTAAAAAAGATGCCGTGAGTCTTTACGGTAAAAAGTTTCTTGATGATTTAAATATGGGGAGAATTAAAAAATTTGCTGATGGAGGCTATTCTGGAGGAGAAATAAAGTTTAATTCAAATAATCAATCTTCCCCAGTTAATAATAATGTTAATGTTACAGTTAATTTAAATCAAACGAACGAAGACAACTCTTCTAATCAGCAAGAGAGTCAAGAAGATAAAATGAATAAAGAAAAGCAGAAAATGAATGCATTAGGAGAAAAAATTAAAGGTCAAGTTATACAAACAATTATGGAGCAACAAAGACCTGGTGGATTATTAAGTTCGCAAGTATATAAAAAGAAATAAAAATTACAATAATATCTTTGCGGAAAAATTAATTATATTTTTATTTAAAACAATTTGAGATTTTTTAACGTTAGGGTTATCTAATAAATATTGATTTATATCGTTTAAATTATAAGAATATTTAAAAAGAAAAGTTATATATTCTTTGTTATTTATATTTTTTCTATATTTTTTATCTAATTTGATGTTACTACTTGTTTCTATATAAAAATTTTCATTTTGATAAAAATTAGTAATAAATTCTAAGTATAAATTACAAATTGAATTTTCTTCTATTACTTCTGCGATTGAACATTTTTGAATACCTTGAGTTTGCAGATATTGTATATCGTTTAAGGAATCGTAGTATTTAATCTGTTCTTTATTATAATATCCTATAAAATCTTTATTAATTTCAAATTGTTCATTTATAGAACTAGATTCGGAAAAATCAGAAGATAAGTATATTGTTTTATTTAAATTATCTTTATTTAATAAAGGGTAATATTGATCAAAAACCACTTCTTTTATATTTATTGATCTTAAACTGTTGGAAATACTTTCTTTATTGAATAAATATAAATAGTTTTGATATACTATTAATGTGTCCATATTTACTGGTTGTTTATATATTTTACCAAAATCTAAAACTTGATTATTAAAAAAATCTAAAAACATTAAATTAATGTCTTCTTCTGTTTCACGAGATTTTAAAAATTCATATATTTGAGTTTGTAAAAGATTTAATGGTATTATTTTAATATTTATATTATTACAGACTTCTACTATTTCATTCTCTACGAATGGTATGGTTAATAAAGCGTTCTCTTCATTAACATCTAGCCATTGTTTTTTTATTTCTTTAACTAATAAATTTTTAAGTTTTTTATTTTGAGAATTAACATATGCTTCGCTCATTATTAAAATTGAATCCACTTCTTTTTCTTCTAGATAGATTTTATTTATTAAAAATTTTATAGATAAATAATCATTGCTTCTATATATTTTATTAAATAATAAATTATTGTTTATATTTTCAATATCTGGATATTCTAAATCAAATTCATAATCAATTTCTTGAGTATTATTATAGTCTACTATTAATTTTATATTTTTAAAAAATCCTAATTTATTAAATTTTTCTTTGTATATTTTATAGTTTTTAGCAAAATGAAAAGTATATTGCGCGTCAATTTTATTTTGACTTTTTTGAGAAAAATATTTTGGTTTCTTGCTTTCCAAATAATTTAAAAAGTATTGATCTTCTGTATAGATATACTCTTTTAAATTATTTAATTCTTCAATTATTGTGTCGTTATGCTTGATTTTAATATTATAAGATGGAAATGGAATATCTATATCTAAACCATTAAAATTTTGTCTTATTGTTTGCCATTTTATTATAGTATTTATATCTTTAATTTTCATATTATACAATATTAAATCCTGAAGCATTAACGCTAAATATCGTCGCCTGATTTCTTAAGGCTAAACTGGCTTCGGTATAGTTAGAAGATTCTCCTATGGAATTTTCAGCATAAACTCTAACATAATAGACTCCAGTATATTGTGGAGTTGAAAAATATGGAATTGTTCCATTTATCCAATTTGTTGAGGTTGTGCCTTTTGAGGATAAATCTGAAGGGGTTATTGTATTAACCAAATATTTTCTATTTGTAGTATCTGTTGTTTCAAATTGTCCAGACTTAAAATATATTTTATATAAATAAACTGAAGATGGATTATTTGGTGGAGTAATATCATACATTACGCTATTAATACCTCCTTGATTTGTAGTAAAAATACTACCATCACAGGGACTAGTTGCACAATAACTATTTGAACTTGGGCTTCTAAATATTGCGCTTAGTGTTAATCCTGGAGCATTTGGAGTTTCTTTTCTTGTAGGTAAATTATCTAAAGTATTCATATTGTCTACATCTGTATATTTTTTTTCTTTATATTCTAAAGCATTTACAGAAAATGTTTGATTTTCTTTTTCTACAATGTTTAATATTCTATATTTTTTTGCCTTATTTAAATATGGTTCATATATATATCCTAAATAAGCTTTATTTTGTGAAGTATTGTCAATTTTTGATCTAATATTTAACCCACCATCAACTCCTCCATAATTTTCAGTTGATATATCTATCGTCCATATTGTGTTTGAATATAAATTATATCCTGATTCTATTCCTAAAATTGAATTTGGAAAGTTTAATTTTATATAATTAGAATATATTCCTGATCCACTTGTAAGATAAGATTTGATATTATTATTATAGTTAACATATTGTACTTGACTTTTTCTTATTAAAGATGAATTTATACCGCTAACTCCAGAATTTGTGATATCTGAAAACCCTGTTACATATAAATTCCCAAGATTTGTTCCAAAATTAAGATTATAAGTTGGAGTCAATATTTGAAATTGAAAGGAATTATTAACCCCACTTAAGGCATATAAATTTTCTTGATTATAAGGCGTATCTAATATTGCGTATCCAGTTGTTAATTCTAAAGTTCTACCGCCATATGTATTTATTTTTCTATTTTGATCATAAATCCATATTACGTCTCCTGGCCTAATAAGATTGCCTTCTAAACCAAGATTAAAATCTACTATTTCTGTTTCTTGATTTTCTGTAGCCAAAATCCATTTTCCTAATCTTCTAGCTTGTGATCTACTAGTGCAACCAAAGGCTGCTATTTCCGTTTCTCTAATTCCGTACTTAAGCATAGAATCTTTATCTTCGACGTATTCTACACCTGGTTTATAATTATCAAAAGCATCGTTAAATCTTATGTATGCTACGGTTTTTTTTGATTTTTTTGAGGCATCTGAATAAACAAAGTTTCCATTTAATACGTTAGAATTATTAAATATATAAACCGGTTCTTTTGGTGAATCTTGACTTACAAATATCTGTCCAGCTGAATAATATAATATACCTCTAAAAATACTCGCCATATCATTTAATACTTTATAGGCTTCTTCTTTATTTTGAATATATAAATTACATCTAAATCTTGGTTCAAGTCCTCCATTTCCATCCGAAACTAATTGATCACAGTATTGAGCAATTTCGTATAAAGTCCATTTATCTATTAAATCTGAATTTATATATTTACCTAAGCCGTATTTTTTATTAGAAAGTAAATCATAAAAACACCACGCTGGATTATCTGTCCACCCAACTTTAAATTTTCCATTCCAAGGACCATTATAAGTCTTAGTTATGGGATCATAATTTATAGGAATTTTTACTTTCAATAATCTAACTTTATATGACCTTGTAGGTACATCACTAAAATATCTTGCATCAAATCTAGATAAAACTCCTGCGACCTCTGGATAGCAGAATCTATCTGAATAGTATTCAGTTATAGAATGTAAATTTGCAGCAGATTGTAGAGCTGAATTAGTTCCTTCTAAAGTAATTTGTTGAACATCAATTACCCAGCCAATTTGATTACTCAAAATATCAAATCTAGGAAAATTTTCTGCGTATGGTCTTAAATTAATATGATACGTAAAAATAACTGGAGTAGTTATTCTTCCTTGAATTAAAACTGAATCGCTAGAATAATAACTTGACTGATATGGAGCGTACTTAGACGTATCTAATCTAATAACGTCCATGTTATTCATTAATCTATATATATCAAATTTAAATTCCATATTTTTCCATTCAATATCACCCGCATTAGAACCAGTCAATATTTGCTCAAATAAACCTTGTACTTCTATATTAACATCTATGGAAGAAATTTCTTTGTTATATATATAATATGTTTTTGGATATAATATTTTTGTATACTCGGCTAAAGATGAGTTTGGGTTATCTTTTAAATATCCACCATATAATTTTTCTCCAATTGATTTAGTAATTGAAGTTTCTATAGGAATTTTATTTACATCTACTTTTCGTCCATAATAATCAAATCGGTCTTCATATAAATTAATATATGGATTCCATATTGTATGAATATTTTCTTTATCTCCATATGTATATTTATAATTTACCTGTTGAAAATTAAAATTTCCTTGTAAATCGGCTAAAGGTGTGTCATTCCAAAATATTGATCTTGTTTCTGGAAAAGAATTATTTTCAGTAGAAAATGGTTGAAATGTAGCAGAAGTATAACCTATATCTCCTGTAGTTTTACCTTGAGTACTATAAATATATGTCCCCGTTACAAGACCCTCTATTGGGCCTTCGGATAAAAGATCTAAAACTTGTATATTTGTAATTGTATTAAAAGCTCTTGTGTCAATAACTCTATCACTTACATTATTTACCTGAGATGTACCCAAGTATATTTGATCTAAATTAGGCGGCTTTGGACTTATTTGATTTTGATTAACTAAATTACGAAGGGCCATTTGATCAGTATTAAATCCTCCTTGTATGGCAAAATTCATTGGTCTATGTATATATCTATTATGGTATGCTCCAGTCCATATTACTCCTGCGGGAGCAGCAATATCATAACTTCCATTTTGAGTCGTATTTGATCCAAATGGAGAAGGTCCTCCTCTACCATCTGATAAAGCTAAGTCGCTTGTAAAAAAGTTCAACCCTCTTATTGATGTAGAAAAATGATAATATCCACTTGGCCCCCATCCATATCTTTTTCTTTCCGTAGTTTGATTATATGGTATTACATTTGCGCCAACTCCACCAGTAACTGTCGTTCCTAATCTATCAGATATTTTATCTCCAGAAAAATGAAAAGATAAACATCCAGGCGCGTCTTGAGCGGGACTTCCTGGAAAATTATAACCACAATAAGTATATCCTATATTAAATGGATATAATATCGTCCTAAATCCTTCTGCGTATTTATTAGAAATACCCATTTTATGGCTCGGCTAAAATAGGACTTTGAGAAGCTAAAAATCCTCGGCTATTCAATAAATATCTTTCTGTTCCATATATTGAAGCCTGTAAAGTCTCATCCCTATAGTCTTGTTTGAATATTCTATAAAATACTTCATAATTGCTAAATATAGCGTGACCACCAATCGTCAATTCTCCATAACCTATTGGAATTGGTCCTCCTTCACCAACTGTATTAGTTGGTCCATTAAATAAATATGAGGCTGGTCCTCCGCTTTCTCCTCCTCCACCTTCTATAGGATTTACTTGTTGAGCTGTATATGGGACAGATGGTGGAGGTTTTGATAATAGCGTGCTTATGCCCATGGCCATAACTCCAAGGCCAACAAATGCCATCATTACTCCTACGGTTACTAAAGTCGTTACTGTGGCTAGAGCGATTCCGCCCGCAAAAAGTATTCCTCCAAGAGCTATAAGTCCAAAAAGAGACCCTTTTACTACTGGTACAATATCTACATGTTCTACTTTATCTTTTAAATTTAAAAATAATTCTGAATTTTGTATTTCCTGTTGAGAAGATGTATTTAGTAAGCTTTTTGATAAAAGATTTTTTTTATCTACTAATATTTCATATTCATAATCTTCTACGTGATCTAGTAGCCATTTTCTTAATTTTTTTGTATTTGCTTCAATGGCTCTTAATCCTTCTGCTACGCTTGAAACATCTAAATCCCATCTTTCGCCAACAATTTCTCCTAATTTTCCATGTAAATTAATAATCATACTGTGCTCCTCTTAATCCTAAAATAATTTTATCTTTTTTATCATAAAAATTATGTATTTTAGATTTTTGAAATAAAGTTTGATGTAAAACGCTACTATTTGATAAATAAATTCCAAAATGAACAGGATATCCTTCTTCGTTTTTTAATAATAATATATCTCCTAATTTTAAATCTTTTGCTAGTATTTCTTGAAAATTTTCTTTTTCGATAAATATTTTTTTAGTTATATCATATAGATTTGATTTAAATCTATCAATTTCAAAAATATCATATATTTCATCTACATTTAAATTTTTATTAAATTGATCTAAACAATATTTTTTAATCAAAGATAGACAATCGTTTTCTTTATACTTAAAACTAATATCTAAATACTTATCAAAAATTTTAGGATTATAAATTTTAAAAATATCAGATGGTATTAAATATAAAATAATTGGTATATTAAAATTATGGGATGATATTATATCTGTATAAGAAAAATCATTTTGATCTATAGGATGACTATGATATATATATAATATATTATATTGTTTTTTTATATTTAAAAATTCAGCGGTAGATATTTTAAAATCTATATAAGGATTTTTCGCTATATTTTTGCACTTTATTATTTTTATATCTTTAGAATCATCAACAATAAAACCACAACATTCTTGTGGGAAAATTTTTTTTGCATGATCTTTTATTAAATTTTTAATGTTATCAATAATCATTTTTATCCTTCTGGTCTATTTACTGCGGGAAAACCTCCATAAGGAAGAAATCCATTTAAATAATTTCCATTTGCATCTTTAGGAATTCCATGGGCATATTCAGCCATTGGATTTTCGCATCCTGGCCTTCTCGGAAAATATAAAGGAACACCATTTAATCCTGTAACAAATTGATTGGCTACTTCTTGGGTAGTATATTGAACTGCTCCTAATGGTTCATCTGTATAAAAACTTCTTTTTTGACTAAGATATCCATTTGTATAATTTTGAGCAAATAATCTTGCATCTGTTTGCTGTTGATCTTCTCCTCCTCTATCTTTTGGCCAAATTACGGGACGAAATGCGGGATTTTTTAACCATCTAAATCTGCAACTTTTTATATTTTTTGCGCAATTATCTGCTTCCCAGAAATTTGTATTTGGAGGAGAGTTAAAAATTGTAGATAAATTATTTTGAATGCAAACAAAATAATATTTAAGACTTTCTTTTTCTAAAAATACAAAATCTCCAGAAACATAATTTGCATTCTCTATCCATTGACCAGAATTTCCTAATCCACCAGTTATTCTATATATCGCGCTTGCTCCAGCGCTATCTTTTGATGAAAAAATTCCATTATTATCAGATATAAATAATTGATCGTTTTCTGTAGCTACAGGAGGAGCAGTTTGAAGCCCATAAATATTAGATTGTGGATTTTGGACATTAGCGTAAACTCCACTATGAAGAGATGTTAATCTAGAATTATATTCATATACGCACCCTTCTCCTCTATACTGGAACGTACATTTTTTTGCCAGAAGAGATCTTGATGGTAAATATAAATTTTCTATATCCAATATAGAATTCAATTGATATTGAAGGGTAAACTTGTCTTCGTAAGATTTTCTATCAATAAAATAAATGTCTTTAGGTAATTCTAATTCATATAATCCTGTATCTGGATTATATGGATTAATATTATTAATAAAGTTAGATCCATCTAAATATTTCAAAAAAGTTTTTGACCTAGTAAATTTTGCACCAATAATCTCGCCAAGGGATTCAATATTCATTCTAAGATATTTATAAAAAGAATTTAATGATGCATCTGGGCTACTATTTGATATAGTAATTTTAGGCGTAGGTAATACTCCATTTGTATTATATTCAAATCCTTCAGCTTGAATTGGAAATGGATAATAAAAATTATCCTGCCATTTTATTTTACCGTAAGGATTATTTGATAAGTTAAATAAATTATAATCATTATAAATTCTTAAAATTCCATTATTAACTGGATTTCCTTCTTGATAAGAAAAACTTTTTAATTTTGGAGAAATCTCCGTGAGATCAATTTCATAAAACATGATTGGTGAAGAAGGTTGTAAGGAACTAATTTCAGAATTTAATGATCTTACTCCACTAGTTATGTAATCATATACTTGATTTTTATTTAAATTATCTAAATTACTCATATTTAAACTGGAACTTCCATAAATTTACATTGAATAGAATAATTATTATATGAAACATAATTAGATGTCCATTCTGGACAAATAAATTTTGTGTTTAAATTATTTGTTGATTTTGAATAAATTGTTGGCATATTATATATAAAACTTTCTTGCCCATTTCTTTGAGAAAAGAAATGTAATATGGACGTAGTCTCTTTTTCGTTTCTGTTTTCAAATGTGATAGATAATTCCGCTAAATTATTATTAAGTCCATCTTTTATTCTTTGTTGATATCCATTACCAAATTGACTTATGATTACCTTTGGTTTGAAAGACGCATTAGTATTATATGATGGTTTCCACCAAAAATTTGGATATAGTACTCCGTTTAAAGATATATATCCATCCCAATCAACTTGTAAATTGGATAGAGTTGTCGGGTTATTTCCTGGCCCAAGGTTTGAATTTATAATTGAATAATAAAATTTATTATCATTACCTTTAACTATATCATATCTGTTATATGATACGTTAGCATCCCACGTAGGAACTGTGTCGTAAATACTTGCCATATACCTTTTACCTTATATAATTTACACTTAAAAGAAGTGTAATTATAATTAATGTTTAACGTTTATTCTATAGAAAATCAAAATTTTTATCTAAATAATTTTATTATATCTGGAGTTCAAGATTTAAGTATATCTTATTCAAATAATATTAACCCATCTTTATTTATAGATGATAATAGTAAAAATTATTTTGTTTCTCAGCCAGTTATAGCTAATTTAGATTTAAACTATATTTTAAGCACAAATGATAGATTTATAAATTATACAGGATCAGATTCTTTTTTTGGTAAATTAGAATATGGAAACAGGTATTTTACTTTTTCAAGTGGATATTTGACTAGTTATTCCTTAAGTTATAGACTTGGAGAGTATCCAAAAGTTAATATACAAAGTCTAATTCTAGGAGAATTAGGAAATGCATCTGGTATATTTAATTATCAACCAAAAATATTAAATAATTTTGAAATTGCAGATAATTGTTATGTTGATTTAAATCTAAATGAGGTAAATTTTAATAGATTAGAATCTTTTGGTTTAAATATTGATATTCCGAGAGAATCTATATATACTATAGGAAATTATTTACCAGATAGTGTTATTATTAAATATCCTATAAATATTAATTTGAATTTTGAATTTTCTATGAGTGAATATAATCAGGAGAAAATTACTAATATATTTACTGGCATCACAAGTTCAAATTTAAGCTTATCTTTTAAAAAATATAGAAGTAATCAAACTTTATTAAATTTAAATTTATCTGATTTAATTAAATCTCAAACAAGATTGAGTTATACAATAAGCGATGACGCAAAATTAACTATGAATTTAAATACATATATATTAAGTGGCGCATAATTATTTGAAATATATAATATTTAATATATAATATATATATGACATTTAATAAACTGCTTAATTCTCCAGTATTTTTTAATACTTTTATAAAAAATGATAATTTTTTTAACTCTTTAAAAGAAAAATTTCCAGAAATTTTAGCTGATTTAACTAGTTCAAGAAATAATCCAAACTGTAGTTGTAAAAATAGAGTTAAAAATCATTTACAATCTAAACTTGTTTCTGACGCAAATTATTTTGAAAATTTATTAAATGAAGAAGAATTTAAAAAAATAGTTGAAGAGAAAAGTAATGAAATCGAGGCGACTCAATTTAACCCCATGGAAGAACACATGAGAATGATGAGAGAAAGTATGTTTAAAAATAGTGGAGGAAAAATTTTCGAAATTGGTAAAACAGAAAAGGACTGGAATAATCTTTGCAAAAAATTAGAATCTGACAAAGTTTCTTTTAAGTCTTTCTCTGTAGTAGATCACCAAGATAAATTAGTTGTTTATTTTATATAATGTTTTATAAATTTTTAATTTATCTTTTTATTTGTCTTGGAGTAACTTACGCATGGAGCGATACAGAAGTATCTAGGCCTTTTAGAAATTTTATAGCTAAAATTCCTTACATTCAAAAGCCTCTATTATGTCATGAATGTAGTAGTTTTTGGATATCTTTGGGTGTTAGTTTTTTTATAAATCCACTATTTGGATTTACATATCCATTTTTAAGTAATATTTTAAGTGCGTTTTGTGGATTTTTTATTAATTTATATTTTGTAAGAAATAACTTGGTAAAATATAAAGAATTTTAAATTTATATAATATATAATATCTTACTATTCTAAGTGTAATTTATTATATATATGAACTCTTATTGTAATTCTAACGTAATTTTATTTGTAAATCAAGGCTTTTATGATTGGCGTTTAGTTCCATATACTGAGTGGGATTCAAGTGTTAATGGTTCTTCTGGAGGCTCAAGCGCTTGGTCTAATACTTGCGATGAAAATTGTTCATATTCTTCGAGTAGCAGTAGTCAAGCTAATAAAAACGGATCCACAACGCATGACATGATTTTAAGTGTAAATGGCGATATTATATTTACCGTTAGGTCTTCTCTCAGGTCTAATGGAACATCTTTCGAGTCATGGAGAGCCTCTGGTCCATGTCCTCCAGATGGGGGAAGTTGGTGGAGTTCAAATTATACTACATCTCAAAATATAGTTTATTCTTGCATGCCAAATGAATGTGGATTGGTAGAATGCGGATATGAAGTTTATAACTGCAAACGCACGACAAGTAATAATTATAGCAATGGCCCGTCAGATAATTCTAGTGATGATGCTTGCGTTGATCCTATCGCATGGCTTGGCCCTTGTGGAGTGGTTAGATGTGAAGAAGTATTTGGAGAGCTAGAGGGTTATTCTGAATACGGACCAAAGGAAATTAGTAATTCTTCGAGTGCAGAGAATTGCAGATGTGATTGGTGGGGTAATTGTAGTGGAGGAGAAGCTCATTATGATGTTAATGGTCATACGCATGACAAAACTACATATTCTCGTAAACCTGCAAAAGAAAAAATTAAAGATCTTGTAGATAGCGCTGCTTCAATAAAATTATCTATGGCTCAAGGCAACAAAATAAAAACTTATATGCCAGGTCCAAATCGTTGTAGTGAGCCTCACTATTTATGTGGTGATCATGAAAATGATTGTTGGGAAATTTTTTCTACTCCAGAATATATTGGACATCTCCCTTATTTTATTGCACCATTTGGGTATGCCGAAGATGAAGGTACACCATATAGAGATATACCATCTCCTCTACTACAGGGCATTAAAACAATTAGTGATGCTGATAATTACTATCGTTCTATATGGATTTTTAAAGTTGGTGTGGAGGCAGTGCCAGCTGCTGATATATCGAGCATAGATGGAGAAGTAATTTTTTATGTTGATCCTGCAAATACTGGTAAAAGTCCTTGTTGTTATTCAGATTCTGGTACTCAAATAGTTGCTTCTGAAAAATTTACTTTACCAAACGGGGGCGAAGGAGATTTTTATTATTATGGCGTAAAGTATACTACTCACAATTTACAATTTAAATTCGATACATTAGAATTAGCTGAATCTTATAAAGATCAAAATGTATATGCCTGTATAAGAACTTATTAAATAATATATTAACTATTATTTAATTTTAATTTTTTAAGTCTATCTATTAATTCAAATATTTTAACTTTAGGAATATCTGTAATTGTATTAAAATTTTCTGCGCCATCAAATTTTTCTTTAATTAATTTATTTTTAAGAATATCAAACGTGATGTTTTTATCTTTCATTGTTTTTTCTAAAAGATTTTGTGGAGACGTTGGGTTTTCGGAAATAAACCCATTATCATCTACCAATTTTGCATCTCCAAGTTCTTCTTGTGAGACAATGTTTATTTTTAAAAAATTACGCACACAACGCACAAAAGCTCTATTTTCTGCAATTGCAGCTAAAAAAAACTTAGCGAAAGATTTAGTGTTATTACTTGTTGCATCTGCAAGTGCTTCAAAGATAATCTCTTTGCCATTTGTTTCATAATTAGGAATCCATGTAATCCGACAGCTTGTAGCGAAATAATTTTCTGACGCAGAGACAACTTTATATTCCACAGAAGTATACCCTCTAATTTGAGCTAACTCTTTAATTCCCCCAAGCAAAATAAGCAAATCTTTATCTTCAAGTTTCGATACGTCAGTTTCTTGTGTTTTTTGCCGATTTGGAACGAGGTATTCTTGTTTAACCATTTTACGCCAATTAATTGTTCCATCTTCATTATATATATAATTAATATTATTATTTTCTAAAAGACCATATTGGTTTCGGGTTATAACTGAAGGCGGGATTTGCTTTAAGTTTTCATTTTTTAATTCAAAAACTTTTGGATTAATATTTGATAGTTCAGAACTTCCAATAGAAATTGTACTTTCCGTGTCTTTAATTTTTATACTCATATCTAATATATTATCATTTATTAAATATTAAGTCAATTTAAATATATAAAAATTATCAATTTCTTTCCAAAAATCTGGATCATCAACAACTTTATTTCCGCTATTATTTAACCAATCATATTTTGATATAAATTGCCCTTTTGAAGAATGTAAAATCCTTGATGATTTATAATATAGATTTTTTATATCTAAAATTTTAGCGTCTTCTTTTGTTTTATGTTTTTTATTTATAATAAGATTGTAATCCATATAATCTATTTTATATTTATTCAATATATCTTCTTTTAAAAATGATAAAAGAATATAATTAATAGAATTATTTTTTAATATTTTTACGAAATCTATATCATTTTCTTCTTCTATTATATAAATGAGTTGATTTATATTCTGTTTGTATTTTTTTATAATCTCTTTTTTTATTGGTTTATTTGTAAAAATAATTGATTTTTTAATAGAAAGTATTTTTTCTAAAATTACTTCGTTAAAAATATAATCCATTCTTATTATGGGATTTTCAATTGGTATTAAATTAGGGTCTAATTCATTGTCTGGTATAATTTCAAAACTTTTTAAATTATAATCTGTTCCAAAATATACGCTTTCTGGAAAACTCGAGTGGTTAATATCTAGCAGTTTCAAAATAGAACTAGCAATTTCTTCTGGTTTAATTGTATTTATTGATTTTGGAAACTCAATTTGAGAATAAGAAGGTTTTTTATTTCCTATCCTTTCATACCCTTTTAAAAGGATATGTTTATTTTTATTGCCAAAATGAGGGCCAGCTACATTTGGATTACTTATACTGTAAAGAGAAACGATTGGTTTGTCAAAATGCGAAGAGAGATGAACGCAAAAACTATCTGGACCAAAATGTAACATTGAATTTTCAATAACATATGCTAATTGATTTAAATTAGTTTGCCCTAAAAGGTTTATTACTCCATTTAATGGCTTTTCATCTTTTGTACCAACTTGAACAATATGAATATTATGTTTATTTAAATATGGATGTATTAAATTAATTACTTCTTGCCAATACGAATAATTTCTTGAATCATAAGGAGTTTCACTTTGAAATGTTATGAATTTTTCAAGTGGAAGTGGAAAAAATTTAGTATAAATGAACGGCAAATCAATCTTTGATCCTGTATTTGTAGCGTATGTATCAAGAAGTCTCATTTATTTATTTTAAATTAACTAAGTTTAAATTCTATTTTATCTATGCCATTATGCAAATAATTTAGATTTCTCTGAGTACAAGTATGGGGTAAGTATGCGATGTCAAAATATCCATTATGTTGATTATTTCCTTCTAGCCATATTAAATTATCCATTATAGGATTATATTCTATCCATCTATGGACATAAGGATTTCCTTCTAAAATATCTTTATATTGAGGTTTTGTAGCAACGTAAAGACTATAGTTTGGATATCTATTTTTAATAGATTTAAATAGAGCTGTACTTAAGAAAATATCTCCAGCGCTTTCTGGCATGATATAAATTACTCTGCCTTTATCATTGGAATCCAAAAAATCTTCAAATTTTATTTCTTTAGATTTATTATTTTCTTGTAGGGCTACATTTCTAAAATAATTTTCGATATCTTCTCTTTTCGCCCCTTTGTTTAGTTCAGACATCCAGTATTGATGACCAGAATCATTTCTATCTATATTTTTCATTTTTAAAATATTATGATACATAAATATTAACCATTCTGCGTCATCTATAATATTTGGTATTTGATAATACGGATCTTTTTTATCTTCCGTATTTTCTTGAATTTTTTCCCAATCAATCAATGGTTGAGAGTCTATAAAATTTTCTATAATTCTACCAATATTTTTAACTCCAAAATTTTTAATTGTCCATTCTCTTGCTTTTTTACCCATTTCAAGCCTTTTATGAATCGGCATTTTATATACAACATTTAATTGTTTTGCTATTGATTCTGGCGAAGTAGAAGCTTTAATAAATTCTGTTCCATGTTCTCTATATTCAGACCAATCTAATGGTAATGAATTAGCTTCTGTTTCACACATCTCTTCTCCGCAAGAGTAGTTAGTAACTAATGTGATCAATTCTGTTAATTTCGCTTCTTGTATAGGTATTTCTTGACCTCCACTAGTAAAAGGATGACAATATACGTCCATAAAATTATATATTTCATTTAATTGAACTTCAGTTACCCCAAGGGCAACATTTGTAGTTATCTGACTTTTTTCCGCATTACAATATTTACAATTTAAATCTTGACCCGTAAAATTTTTTATCTCATATTCTCCGCAATTTTTACATACGTAGGTCGTTAATATTTCTTGTGGATTTATTCCTATTTCTACTGCTAGTTTATGTATGTTCCACCCTTCTCCCCAATGAGTATGCAGAAGTAGATATGTATTTTTAATATCAGGATTTTGTTTTTTCCAAAGGTTATATCCTTGCAAAAGATTTGGCACACTTTTTCTGAGCTGATTCCTAAATACAAAACCTATTATAAAAGCGTCTTGAGGGATATTATTTTTTTTCCTTAGTTGATTTCTTTCAAAATCTGATAATCTATAAAAATCTTTATCTTCTAAAGATCCATGCACGGTTTTTACATGGTTATAACCAAGTTTATTTAAAGCTTTTGTGGCGAAACTGCTCCAAATCCAATAATTTTTAATTTTTGAAGCATTTTTAATTGCGGAATCAAGTATTGGTAAGGAATCTAATGTGGTCCATATCGCGGAACTAATTTTATTAAACCAAGGTTTATCAATAGCGAAATCTACTCCCCATATATCTTGAACAGCAAAATATACATCTGGTTTTTCTTCATTTATAACTTTATCTAAAAAATGTGCTCCGTAACTAGCCATTCTAGCTAAATTTGGATCCCTGTTTAATTGTTCTAATTCTTGTTGATTATTGGGTAGAGAGCCGACTGATTTCCATGGAGTCTTATTGAATTCTGGATGATCCCATGTCATTCCACAGCAATAATGTACGATATCATATTTACCCGTAGAATATAGATATTTTAATAGTGCTCTAGCGTTCCTGCCAAAACCAGTTTTAGCTAAAGAAAAATCGCTTTGATATAGGAGTTTTTTCTTTCTCACGATTACCAAAGTTCGCTATCTTCTTGTGATTCTGATTTTTTTTCTTTTGGAGAATTTTTAATTTTTTTAATTAATTCCACTCTTTGAGCTTCAAAGATTGATGATAAAGAATATGATAAAAACTCTTTCAAAAGTCTAGCTTCATTAAAATAAAATCCTATTAAATAGGATTGTTTATTTTCAATATTATCTTTGCTTTCTTTTTGAACGCTATAAGAAAAACCTACTTGTTTATCCTCTTTTATATATGGAGCAAATTTAATTTTAGTTATTTGCTGTTCAGAAGAATGATAAGCTGAAAATTCAACATTTTTATCTAAACATTCTAATAAACCCGCTACTTCAGTTTGAGAAAACTTAATTCTCGCGCTTTTTTGTGGATTATTTTTATTTTCTAAAAATGAACCAGTTTTAGTTTTTTCATTCCAACCGCTCTGTTTGATTAATGAACTCCAAATTGAACTATCTTTAGGATTAACGCTGAAGCTACAGGCTGTGCCGGTATTTTTACTATTAGGTTTGTAAAATGATATCATATTACTTAATATTACTATATATCTTAAAAAATGTCAATTATTTTTATCAATCTTTTTTAAATCATTTAATTTCATATAAATTTGTTGATCTTGAATCGCCACTAGATCTCCAAAAATACAATCGTCTCTTTTTAAGCCTTTAACAATAACAATATTTCCCTCTTCAAAACTTTTATTATTTAATAATTTATTATTTTCAATATTATCATTAAATATTAATACATTTATATATCCAGTTTCATCTGATATTTTTAATCTAACATATCTAGTCTTTTTTTCATTTTTTGAAACTCCAGAAAATTCTTCGTCAATTTGACCAACAAATGCAATCTTTGTATTTATTGGAATATCAATAATATCTGAAATATAATTTAAATTCTCTCTTTTTTCAGAAAAAATCTCTTTTAAAGATTTATTATATGTATAGCCCAAGAGTTTCTTTTCATAATACCAATTCGCAAAACTTTCGCTTTTGCTATTTTGATTATATATTTGTAAATAAGGTTCGTATTTATTTTTAATAGTTTTTAATCTATTATCTTTAATAACAATATGACTTTTTTCATCTGTGAATTTATTGAGATGCTTAATAATTTTAATTAAATCATAATCAAATTTTTCGGCAAATGAGATCACATATCTTTTTTCTTTTGAAGTTAAAATATTCCAAAGTTGCGCTTCTAATACAATTTTACTTCTAGATTGATTAAATCCACTTAATGCGCCCGCTTGAATTAAAGCTGATAATGCTCCAATATTTAAATCAGCTTCTTCTGCAGCTTGAAATATTTCAAATTTATTTGAATATTTATTTCTAAAACTATTTAATTTTTCTATTGATTTATCAGAGATTCCCTTAATTGATAATAAACCAAATCTTATATCTTTTTCTTCAATTGAAAAATCCATAGTAGATTTAATTATATGGGGTGGTAAAAGTTGAATATTAAATTCATGCATTTCTTTTTGAATTTTAGATATTTCACCTATCGGATCGGGTTCATTTCTACTCATTTTTAAAAGAGATAAGAAAAATTGCTGTGGGTAGTTAAATTTAAGATAAATTGTTACCGCCGCTAAAGCTGCATACGCTAAAGAATGAGATTTATTAAATGAATAGTTTGCAGAATCTTCCATGATTTTCCACAATATTTCTCCTATTTCTTTTGCTAGTTTATTTTGTTTAATCTTTGATTCAATCTTTTTTTTCCAAGCTTTAATTTCGTCCGTTTTCTTTTTTCCGACAATTCTTCTTAAAATTTCTGCTTCATCTAATGTATAACCAATTTTATGAGCCATTTGCATTAATTGTTCTTGATAAAGCGCAACGCCACCAGTTTGTTTTAAAATATCATCAAAAAATGGATGAATGCCTTCGTACTCGCCACTATTTGTATACTTTGCGTATTTATCAACGAATTGCAGCGCTCCAGGTCTAGCAAGTGCCAGAACACCGCTTAATTCTTCTAAATTTTTAGGTTTTACTTTTTGGCATACTTTAAAATTTGTATCTGCTTCAATTTGAAATAATCCGTGTGGAGTTTTTAGTTCTTGAAGATTTCTATAGATTGATTCGTCATTTAAATTGATATCTTGAACTTTAATTCCAATATTTTTACAAACATCATCTACAACAGATACGCTTCTCAACCCTAAGATATCTAGTTTGATATTAAATAAACTGACCCAATTCATATCAAAACTTGAAACTGGTTCTTTGTCAGAAGAGAATTCTGTTGGACATACTTTTTCTAAATCGTCATATGAAAGTAAAACTCCAGATGGATGTACGCCTTTATTCTTAATTAAATCTCTTAGTTTTAAAGCGATTTGATAAACTTCTTTATTTTCATCGCACCATTCTTTAAATTTAATTATATCCTCATAGGCTGATGTAATGTCTTTTACCTGTCCGAATACTTTTGGAATTAATGAAGATATCGTGGTCATTTCTTCTTCTGTTTTTTCACCAACAATTTTTCCGCATTCTTTAATAAGAAGTTTGCCGCTAAGAGTATTAAGAGTTAAAATTTTACTTGTTTTTCCTTTAAATTTATTTTCAAGATATTCTAATACTTTATGGCGATTATAATAGCAAATATCAAGATCCACGTCGCACATTAAACTGCCATCCAAATAGGTTACTGCATCAATAACTTGTTTTTTAGCTCGTATCTTTGATATAAATCTTTCAAAATAAAGATTGTATTTAACTGGATCGATTCTAGTTACTCCAATAAGATAGAGAATTAAAGATCCTGCGGCAGAACCTCTACCTAAACCTATCGGAATATCGTTGGTTTTACAAAAATTAATTACATCCCAAACAAGCAGAATATAATCAATAAAGCCTAACTCTTTTAATGTCTCTAATTCGTGTTTTGCTCGATCTACGTATTTTTTATATTCTGGTAAGTTTTTATCTATTTTCAAATCTTTAAATCCATTTAAAGCTAGACCGCGAAGAAAATCATAATTTGATACATCTTCACTAAGATTCAAACTTCTTTTTAAAGTTGAATCTATTTTAAATTCTGGAAGCCTTACTCCATGCAAACCTAAATCTAAGTTTTCAAATTTAGAAGAAAACGATTTATATTCTAGAGTATTATTCAAATTTTCCTTCATCTTCTAGTTTATCTATTTCTTTTGTAAATTGGTTTAATCCGTGAGTTAATATTTTCATAGAATTTTTGTCTTTTAAAGAGTAAAAAACGTCTGCTTTCCCATTTTTTTTCCCCTTTTGTATGGTAATTAAAAGATATTCTATATTAGAATCGTCTAATTTTTGTACCATATCATATATATCGTCTAAAGATGCCATATTATACCTCTAATTGCCATTTTAATTTATTCCATATTTTTAAATTTAAGTCAAGATCATTTATCGCGTCATGCAATTTATCATAATCGTGATCAATCCCATTTTCTTTTCCTAGAACAGTTAAAGAGCTTTTTACATTTTTCTTTTTTGTATGATATATTTTATATTGATATTCCGTTAAATTTTCTTTGGGATTATATGGTATATTATACTTGATACCCCTTGCGATGGCATTTGTGTCAATGAATTTACTAACTAAATGCTGCCATTTACAACCCATGAATTTATAATATTCTTTTATAATATATAAATCAAATCCAATAGTATTATGACCAATGATATAATCAGCGTGATCTAGCCAATCTTTAATTGTTGGAAATATCTCTTTAGGATCATGTCCCTCTTTTTGAACTTTTTTATGATCATATCTTGTAATTTTTGCTGCATCTTGGCTGATCTTTAAATCCGTTTGCCATTTTAAATAAAAATTTTTTTCATCAATTTTTTGATCTCCTTTTACCTTAATCATTGCTATTTGCCAAGGTAAATTATGACAAAAATTTAAGCAAAGATTAAATGTTTCGCAATCAATAAATACTAAATTTTTTTCTTTATTATATCTTAAAAGATGTTCGTCCATTATTTTGCCCCCAAATAACTTTCAAAAGAAAATTGATTACTAGACATATGTTCTAATTCTGGTTTATTTAAAATACTTCTATTATTAATGCAGCGAAATGTTAAATATGTTTTAAAATCTTTATTTTTATTATAATAAATACTTTTAGTATTATATAATTCTAAATTATTTTCTTGTATATATTTTTCTATTTTATTTTTAATAATAAAATCAAAAGGTAGGTCATTATTTTCTATAAATATTATTGGTTTAACAAAATCAAATTGTGGAATACATATGTAATTTCTTAAAGTATTATTAAAGATAAATGAATCATAGAATGGAATGCATAGTAATAAGTCTTCTGTCCAGTTTTTTTTAATAGTTTGATAGTCCAAACGTGGTTCATAATAAAATCCCGTTTTTGCCCCTATGCTGAATAACTTTGTTAAAATTTCGTGGCCTTTCTTATTTTTAAAAAATATTATTATTTTAGATGTTTTTTGTTTTGATTCATCTGTTTTATCATTAATTGATTCAGTTACAGAAATTCTAAGTCCGTAGTTTAATTTAATATTATTATTTTTTGTATTAGTATATGCTTCAAGAAAAGATGACATGTTATCCTCCACGAGATATATTTCTTTTAAACTATTTTCTTTTGCTATTTGTATTATAGAATCTGGATAATCATCAGGCTCATTTTTATCTTCTAAAGTTAAAATTGATCTACCTAAAGAATAATGAGACTTGAATAATGGTATCATTTAATTTATTATAAGTGAAATTTTAATACTAATCAATCTAAAAATTCATCTTGTTTTACGTCTAAAAATTCATCTTTATTTATAATATTAAACTTAGGACATCCTTCGTATTTTCTTTTTTCTATTTTAAATCCTTCTATATCTTTAAATTTACTATCAAGACTAGATTCTAAAACTTCGCCTTTTTCATTTAATTTTACATAATATTCATAAGAATCTCTGTAGGGGCATCTCCAATTTCCTACGCCGCACATCCATTTACTCTTATCGTTATCTATAGCGAAATTTGCTTTGGCTGAGTTTTCATCAAATTTATTAATATAATCATTAATATGTTCTAGATAATACTCAAATCCCTTTATTTGATTTTCTGTAAATTCAAGTTCCTGAATAGGCTGCTTAGGAAATCTTAGAAAAAGAAATCTTACTATAGGTTTTAATTTAGGCCATAATTTTTTACTAGCAAGACTATACATCATTGCTTGAATATTCGCCTCAAGATCATCTCCTCTAAATTTAGCCTTTGAGCTTTTATAGTCAATTATAATCATTTTATTTTTTGATTTAATAGGCTTATCAATAAAACCCTTAATATGATATTTTGGATCATCATTTTTAATTTCGAAAGCATATTCTGGCGAAATAATTTTTCCATCTTTTTCGCCAAAAAAGTCATGTTTTAGACCAACCATAATCATTTGATCTAAAATATCAAAATTTGATTCATCTAATCCGACTTTAGCCTTTAATATTTTAACTAATCTTGTAATCGCTTTACTTCCTTTAATCGAATTCTTTTTTATTATTTTATTAAAATGATTTTTATGTTTTGAATTTAAAAGTAGTTCAAAAATTGTATGACAGATTGTACCTCTAAGAGCCCCATCGTTTTGAGTTTGAGGAACTTTAGTATGATAATTATTCCAATAAACCCAAGAACAAGTTTCGAGAGTTTTAATTCTAGATGCTGATAATACTTTTACAGATTTGCTTTCCATTGTAAAATCTCTTCTTTCGTCATTTCACCAAAATCTTTTTTTATTGGTAAAGATATTTTTAATTGTTTGTCGTCAAAATATCTTTTTAATCTAGCGTAACTTTTTTCAGCCCCAATATTTCCAGCATTATTTTTATTAGAATCATTATTTAAACTAATGTATATTTTTTTAGCATCAATCTTTAAACAATAATTTAAAATAGATAAGCTGAGACTTGTACCGAAAGTGACAAGGACATTTTTAATTCCAGCTTGCCATAAACTTAGCATATCTCCTATGCTTTCTACAAGAATCACTTCTCTTTGATCTTGAATTAACTTTGAATTCAAAAAGCATGGATAAAGAAAATCATTTTTTTCACCTAGATGTTTCCATTTTATCTTAGATAGATTGGTTACGTCTCGACCAGAGAATCCTATGATATCAGCTCTTGCGTCAAATATTGGAAATACATACCTATTTTTCATTTTGCCAGCTTTTCCAACTCCACCTTTAAATTGAATTAAAGTATCATCTCTAATTCCTCTTTTATTCCAATATGAATTATCATTCTCAAGATTATCTAATAAATTAAGATCAAATTTTTGTGTTGATTTTAAAACTGGCTTTGTATATTCAATATTATAATTTATATGGAAGTTCTTATTTTTTAACCATTCTTGAGCCTTTTCTGGATCATCAATTTTTAAAGTAAGTCTTACTAATGAGTTAATATCACCACTAATATTTTGTTTAAAATCAAACCATTTGCCTGTGTCTTTATAAATCCTTAAAACTGTGTCATTGTCGCTATCTCTATATAGTGGTTTTGCCCTAAATTCTTTACCATAATCTTTAAGTTGATATCCCAACTCAGTTAGGATTTCATAAATGCTTATTTGCTCCATTCTAAAGCCTCGCTTATAATAGGAAATTGTTTAATAAAGATTTTTTTACATCTCTCTGCGACTTCTCGATGCTCTTTTTGGGTATTCTGTTCCGTTCTTAGTTCTATATAATGAATCCAACTTCTTAAAGAGCCTTTCATATACATAGTAGTTTGAGTTGTTAAAGGCAAAATCATTCTTGCTACTTCTTTTGCTACTCCATTTTCTATCATTGTGTCATAACAATGCTGTGTTAAAGATATAGACTCTGCAACAAGATGTGATATATTATCATATGCATCCGTATTAGTTGGTAAAAGTTTTTCACCAACTTGTCTGTTTTTGTCTCCTTGTAATCTTAACTCTACATCTTCGTATTCATTAGCTAAACTATATCTTTGACTAAATTCTTGGAATGAAAAAGATCTATGACGTAAAATTTGTGCTGCAATTGCTCTACTAGTTTTTATTTCAACACACATATCTACTAATTCAAATGGACTCCAATGTTTATGTTTAATTAAAAACTTTAGTAGTTTTGGCGCGGTCTCTATATTTAATTGGTTAGATGGATTACTGACTCTCGCGCAGTAAGCTACAAGATCTTCTGCTTTTTCTAAACTTTTTATTTCTGGTTTTGTAATTGATATTAATTCAACATTCATAGTAATTCTCCATCATTTGCATTTTGATCCGTGAGTTCATACTGTTCTCTTTGTCTTTCGGAAACATCTCTTAAAGACCCTCTTTCTTCAATATTAAAATTAGTCACTTGATAATTAAGATAATTTTGCGCCCATATTTCTTTTCCACTAGAATCTAATCTCCTAACTAGATCTTGGTGTCCGGCAGCATCTTTACCTTGAAATCTTGTTTTGGTTGGAATTAACTTATGAGTTCCAAATGTTTGTCCATCTAGAGTTACTTCGTCAAGAGTCTTTCTTCTAAAAATTGCTACGAATGATGCGAACCATTGAAGCCTATCTGATAGAGAAATAACGGAACTATCATCTACTACACTGTTTGAATTTCTATTAAAATTTTCACCAGTTCTATTTAATTGCATGGCAGTAATAATTGGACAATGTATTTCTTCTGATATTCTTTTTAATTTATCAATCTTTTCTCCAATGGCTTGATGCTCTGCCCAATTTTGACTAACCTTTTCGCCAGTTAATTTAATATAATCATAAGCAATCATCGCTTGATTTCCTCTACCGACTTTTGAAAGATACCATCTTCTAATAAGAGAACAGACTTGATCTATATTTTTATTACCTACATGATAGTGAAAATATTCATATGTTTTAACTTTTGCCCATGCTGCTCGAACTTTTTTAGTCATCTCTTCATTTTTACGCCAATTTCCTGTTTCAAGATACCATACTGGTACATCAGTTAACGATGCAACCATTCTTAATTGGATATCTACAGTTTGCATTTCTGTATCTAAAATAAGAGTTTTAGTTTTATTCTTAGGATTGATAGAAGTTTTAAAGCAAATATCATTTAGCCATGTAGATTTTCCTTGTCCAGGCCTACTTGCGATCGCGTAAATATTTCCATTTTTTAAACCGCCATACATTCTATTAAATTCAGAATATGGGGTAATTAGTCCAGTATCATCTTTTGGAGAATTACCAATTTCTTCAATAAGATCTTCTACTTCTGCGAAAATATTAACTGGCATATCATTTTCTGAATATACTGAAATTTTCTTGTTATATATTTGATCTATCTTACCAATAATATCATCTATTGAATCTTCTGAATTTTTATTTATATATTCTTTTAGTTTATCCGCAGTTTGCGATATCTCTCTTCGAATTCTTAATTTAATTAATTCCTTACAAGCATTCATTGTCGCTTCTTCTGTAATTTGAGAAAAGCTTAAGTTATCAATATAATCAAAAATATTAATCTCATCTTTAAATGTTATTCCAAGATTTTTAATTTTTTCTGCAAGAAGTACTTTATCTACTGTTTCGCCCTTATGTTTTATATTTTTAAATACAGTATATATTGATGAATGGACATCATTATAAAAATCATTTTCAGTCAAAAATACATCAATATCTGCAAACAAATCTTGATGTTTTAATAGCCCGCTTAATACGTGTCGTTCTACTTGTAATGAGTAAATCATTTACTATATATGATACCAAAACAAAAATTAAAAGTCAAGTTTTAATCTTGATCTTCTGGGTCTTCAAAGTCTTCGTCTTGATTTTTTCTAGCGATTTGATCTGTGGTGGCTTCTAAATTTAATTGATCCACGCTTTGACTCCAAGTATTAACGTAATATAAAAGTGCCATAGCATTTATTTGATTATCAAATTTTGTAAATACTTGCGGTTCGCCTTTGTTTGAAAAGTTAAAAAGAATATATCCGCCGAAACTACATTCGTCAATCTGTTTTAAAATAGAATCTGGTAATTTAAAGCTTTTCTTTTTATTTGTCACCAAAAACTTTTACACTTAAATAATTAAAATTCCACACTTTTCTTCTATATATTGTGGCGATATATTTTTTAAATCATTTTCATATAATTCAAGAAATTTAAATCCATTTAATTCTAGCCATTTTTCTTTTTTTACATCTCGTTTAATGCTATTTAAATATTTTAATCTAGAATGATTATGAAAGAACTCATTAAATGATTCATGTTGATTTCCTTGTATCTCAACGGCTATCTTTTTTGTTGCATTTAATATATCAACTTTCAGCATAGTTCCATAAACTGGAAACTCTTCATAAACAATATGATTTTTCCAGTAAGGATAAAAAAATTGTTTAAATTTAAATTGTAATTTACTTCTAGATTTTCCGCACCAATCTATTTCATAATTTCTTACATTTTTATTAACGAGCTTGCCGTTAATATTTAATAATCTCATGATGCAAGAGTATTAATAAATTTGTTATAGAAATATTCTACGATTGGTTTATTTTCTTCAAGATAAGATCTTAGATTATCTATTCCTTGGTGCTGCTTCTTAAGTTCTAGATTCACCTTTTTAAGTTCTTCAATAATTTCATCCGAAAAAGCAACCCATGCTCCCTTTGCTGTTGCAAATTCCCAAGCTAGAATTTGATCAATAACTTCATATTCTCTCCAAACAGAAGAACCATCTTTGCGACCATACTTGATTGGATATTGAATCTTGGAGTTTGTAGATTCATTTGTAGATTTTTTAATAACAATCTTAACATTGTGTCCAATAATCTTATTCTTAACTGGATCATATTTATCATTTGGTTTTTCAAGAATAAGATCTTTATTAAACTTTGGTTCAAATTCGAGAATCCAATTAGCAAAATGCAATAATGCATTTCCACCAGTTGCAGTTGTTTGACGAATATCTTTGTTTGCTGCGTAAGGATCAAGTTTGATATCAGATCGAACTTGACTAATAAAGATAGCCATATGACCACGTTTAGAAAGTGCAAGAGAAATTTTTTTCATCAACATTGAAGAAATAACTGCTCCACCAGCAACTTTAGTTGCTTCTGTCATGCTTTTTTGAGCATCACCTTTTGTCATCAATCCGTCAACCGAATCCAAAATAAACATATATCTTTTATTTTCATCATTAGATTGAATAAGATCTTTCATCAATTCTGAGACTGTTTCAAAAATATTACATTCAAATACAAAACAGGTTCCATCAACCCATTCTTTAGGATCGGTTACAAATTTAATTCCAGAACGTTCTTTGATTTCTTTACTTAGTCTTCCTTCTGCTTTGAAAAGTAAAGCTCTAGAATTTTCTATTGATTTAAGAAAGTTTTTGGTTACTTCAAGTGCTTCTGAAGTTTTACCACCTTCATTCATGCCAATAAATCTATGTAAACCTGGACATAAACCACCACCTGTAGCAATATCTAAATTTAAGCTACCAGTAGATACCTTATAATAAACCTCATCTTCAAAATTATAATGATCTTCTTTATTATCTTTTAAAAAAGATAATAATCTATCCGACGCAGACGGACCAGTAGATTGCATGACTTGTTCTTTAGGTTTTCTTCCCATAATATTTATTATATCTTTATTTTAATTAAATGCAAGTAAATTATTTAAATGCCGGAGCTGTTCTTCCTCTGGAGTTAATATTATTTGGCCCTAGTCCATAAACAGGAAATTTACGCAAACAAACTTGTGATTGTGGGTCCCAATAATGCTCTTCTGTATCTTCTCTAAAGATATGCCATCCAAACTGTCTTCTGAACATAAAATCTGATATTGCACAGTCATAATTTTCTGGATAAATTAAACCATTTTTTAACCATTTACTTTTTGCATGAAAAATCTGTAGGTACCCCCAGCCCCAATCAGAACTTCTCATTTCTAGTTTATAATTAGGATCTTTATCTATAAAAACTTTAGAATAATCTTCATAAGTTTCTAGTACGTATCTTCTTGCGCTGATCATTTGATCAAATGGGGATTTAGATTTAAGCTCTTCAAATATATTAAAATATTCTTCTGTAAGTAATGTATCTGCGTCTATTATAGTGATAATCTCTGGATTTTCTAATTCTTGCATAGCATATGTATATGCTGCGCCTCTATTAAATTTTGCAGGCTGATTTTGATAAGTATAAAATTTATCAGTTTTAATTAATTTGAATTTAGAGTCTTTACATATTTCTTCTAACTCTTTATCTTCACTTGTATCTGTGACAACATATATTTTATCGAAATAATTATAATTGTGTTGTTTAAAAATTTTTAAATAATCATTATAATTTATAGCTGAAGTTAATGCAATAGTTTTCATTTTTGCCTTATAAATTCTATTAATGTTTTAGGTTTTTGTAAAATATTTTTATCTTCTCCTATTTTATATTTTTCTATTTGTATTTCTTTATGACTTAAATTTAATTTAAATTTTTCATATTCTTTTAATATAAAAGCTTTGCCTTCTGGTTTAAGAAACCATGCTAATGATGGTGGAGGACTTTTAAGATTTTGGAGGTTTTTCCAGAATTCAAATTCTTTTAATTTTTTAATTAGTTTTTGCGCTATTTTAATTTCTCTTGGCCAATTAACTTGGCCTTTGATATATTTTTTTATTATAAATTGACATAATTTATGATTTTTCTTCATACTAAATTAAAAAATTTATAATTTTTTAAATATTATTTGTATAGTTTTCTTTAAATTCTTTAATACTTTTTTCTAAACTTATTCTAACATTTGGTAATTCTAAATTTAAATTTTTAATTTTTTCTGTAGATAAAAAACAATTGCTTCTTTGTGATTTAAATCCCATTTCTTCCTCTTTTAGGAATTTCCATCTTGGATTCTCTAGACCGTATTTTTTAAGTATTTCTACTATTTCTTTAGCTGTTATATAATCGGTGTTTGTTACATTATATATTCCATATTCAGGTTTATTTTCCAATGAAATAAACTTATATATAAAATTATTTAAATCCTCTATATTAGTTAAGCTATTTTTATAACTGATTAAATTATCATATAGTAAAATTTTATTAATTAAATTTCTAGAATTTGAAATATAGGAAAATGGCATTCTTATTCTGAATATATATGAATCTATGCTAGATAAAGATAATTCAAAAGCATGTTTTGTTTTACTATAAAAACTACTATTTTGATTAAAAAGGCCAAAATTAGGCGTATCTTTTTCTGAGAATGCTTGTTCTTGACTACTATAAATACATCCACTTCCAATATGTATTACTGGAATATTATATTTTTTCGCTATAGATGTAAGCAAAATTGGAAGATTTACATTATATTTCCAACACATTTCTTTATGATATTCGCATTGTTCAACGTTTGGTTTACCAGTAAATCCAACACAATTTATAATAAAATCTATATGATTTTTATTTAAATAGGAGATGTGTGAGTCTAATATATCAATGTTAAAATAATCAATTTCTGCTTTAGATGTATGATAAATTTCTACGTCTTTTATTTTTAAAAGATTAGATAAACTATTACCAATATACCCTTTTCCTAAAATTAATACTTTTAACTTTTTATTCATTATTTAATTATAATATTTTTATTGCAAATGTCAATATATTTAAAATTATAAATATTTTTGATTCTCAAGATCATATTTTGTCATTTTTTCGATAAGCTTATCAAATGAAATTTTTGGTTTCCAATTTAATTCTTTTCTAGCTTTATCCGAACTACCAAGAAGAAGTTCTACTTCTGCTGGCCTGTAAAACTTAGGATTAATTTGAATT